GTCCACCTGCCTCAAGACAAACTAGGGAGAGTAGCTTGCCTCGCGCGTACTATATTATATAATATACAATATATCTACCGATATAGGGATTAGACTACCTATTATAGTTAATAGACTACCTATTATAGTATATTATAATGTAATTTTTCAAAGAGTGACGTTGCGTAACTTGTGACAAAGTGACGTAACGTAACATAACGGATTTAAATCAGCATTATAATCCGTTTGTCGTATCCGATAAAGTTCTATTGAACTAATTTGTCCCCTTGTGTAGGTTTAAACAAAGCGAGGATTACATGGAAATTTCAATACCAATGGTTTGGGACATTGCTCTAGTGCTAATACTGGCACCGTTGGCTTGGTGGTTTAACCAACTAAACAACGAAGTGAAGCGACTCAACATCCTCCTCAATATGACCCGCGAGAACTACATAAAACGAGAAGACCACCAGTCAGAAATGTCTAGAGTGGTAGACCATCTAGTCCGACTAGAAGGAAAGATCGACAAGTTGGCGGAAAAATCCTGACATTCAATCACGGCACTAACATATAATTGCTCATATAAAGAAACTGCTCGCTTAGGCAGTCCGCTATCAGCCCACAACCGTTGTCGATATAGCGAGCATACCCATACTACATACCCATTTGGTTTTTTTTAGTGTAATTTTTTTAGGGGTCTAGGATTCCTAGGGTTATGTAATCGTTTGAGCGAAACACTATGTATACGCATGCGTGGGCGGGTGCGTCACACAGGGGGGGCGGGGGCGGGTGGGTGTCGCGCGTTCCTTCTAATGGAAAAGGGGCGGGGCGCGATCCATCCAACCGGCATCAATCACCCCATAAGTCTATCAAGCTTGGCCTTCAGCTCTGCCTTGATCGTTGATGCATCACGCTCAGTCTTATCCTCAGTCTCTACCTTATCAGTGAACAGCGCCACGCTCTTGCCAAGCAGCTCCAACGCTCTGATCCTTGAGCCATCACAATTGTCATCGTTCATCGCTTCATCGGTGAGCCGTTTCAAAACGAAGTCTGATCGAGAGAGTGCCTGCATGCGCTGTTGCTGGTCTCTATCACGATGTAGCTGATCCATTCTTGCGGCGACCTTGCGGTTCAATACTAGCTCATGCGCCTGACGATGAACCGTTGCTGGCTTCATCCTCTCCGCATCATACGACTGCCGATACGCTTCACTAAACGAAACGCCTGAGAATACCGACATACAGAACGCCTCTTGCTTCTCTGTCAGTCCATTGGGCAGGTTGGCACTTCTGTTGTTCCCCTTACCTTTAACCTTAACCTTAACCTTGGTGCCTGTGTTACTTACTACTGTGAGCTTAGGCTGCTTGGCGCTGCGCTTGGCTGTCGGCGTTTTGGGTGTGTCTGATGTCATCTCATGGCTCCATATGTGCAAGCAGCTTGAGTTCAATTGAACTTATGCCAACCATATCCCATGAACTTTTTATTGTCACGATATCCTCATATTTTGTTGGGCATTCAGGGAAAGGTGCGAGAGGTTGACCCTACGTCATCTATCATTATGTGTATTTAAGTGTTGATAAGTATCGTTAGTAATCCTATCTATCAATTGTCGGAAGGGACGACGCGGCCTTGATTGCCCCCTCGCCCGAACCCCGAAAGCAGACGCCCCGATGGGGACAGCGCGACAGTCCAGTGCTTCGATAGCCAGACAAGCCGATGATCCTGCAAGTTGCAGACTAGATGCGGATGTCCCTTTCAACAGCGGTCTCTGGCTGGCGAGGAAGAGAAAAGACCTTGCACCAAACGAAGTGGCCCTTGATTGGGCCTCTATCTCAAGCAGTCCTGTTGGACTGTTTCACATAGAAATCTTTCGGAGAATACACGATGTCAAAACTTATCATCAAAGATGCAGACGCAGCCGTTACTGCAATGGATGCCTTCTCATCTCTCTGCCTTTCATTCTCTGAGGGAAACTACGCTGCCCTCGCAGTGGACACAGCGGCGTTCATCATCTCAATCAAAAACGCAATCTCATAAAGGAGACCACCATGTATTTAGACAATGCTACCGCGATCTATCGCCAACGCCTCGTAGCCGTGGCTGATGGTGATCGTTACCTTGCAGAGCGCCTTCACGAGAAGTTCCAATGGGCCTGCCGCCAGCATGTGAAGCACACTGGCTCACCTTACCTCACCACAGTGTATGCGGCAATTGATGCCGCTGCGTGATCTTAAATGTGTAGCCCTGCGGGGCTGCATTATTAACTTCACAGGAGGAACTACCATGGCAACCTTTACAATTCACCAGCGCAAACTGGGCAAAGATAAGTCTGATCAGATTAATACTGACAGCAACTCTGACATGGCAAACACCTACTTCCGAATGGGTCTAGTGCGCCGTGACAATGTTGATGAGCTTGTCGCTGCTACATTCGATCATGACATCTACCGCATGACCACCTGCCTGCAGGTTGTTTCAGATCATGCCCTGACCGTGATATTCGATCACATGAACGGCTATACTTGTGAGGATGTTCACAATGAGATCGTGCTGATGAAACGCCCAAGCATGTCAGTCGGTGACATCGTCACTAACACTGGCTCAGGGACATCATGGGTTTGCATGCCATTCGGCTGGCACGAGCTGGACCAAAAGATAGAAACTAAGATAGCTGCATAGGAGGATGCATCATCATCAAGATATACATCTGGGCTGAGACATTGCCCTTCATATACAAGGCTGCGCTAGTCGTGGCTATCAACGGCGGCATACTCGCCGCCATCTACCATTTGTTGTGATACTTTGAATGATCCCGGTTCGCCGGGGTCATTGGAGGCATCATGCCTACAACGCAAACGTCAGCCAAAAAGGATGAACAGATGACAACTGCAAAACAATTTATGATTTCCGATAACTCAATCAACGTGGTCTATCAGGCCGAACAAGAGATCGGAACCCTCAAGGGTCAGAACCGCGACAACAATGACGCGGCAAACGGCCAGAAGATGACAGCTTACGGCGAGGTAATCGCCTCTATCGCTCAGGTCAAGCTGGTCAAAGGTAACCTGCCGCGCTCTGTTTCAAAGACACTGCGCAAGGCTTTGCTGGAAGAGGCTGGTCTCAAAGAGGCTACAGTCAAACGGTATGTCGAGAACAGCGTGGGTGCCGTCCGCATGATCAAAGATAAGATCGGCGATATCCCATCTCAGTACACTGGTGCTGCCGTTGTTGCTGACCTTGCTGTCATGGAGATCGACAGTGAGAACAAGTTGGCGAAAGCAATCAAGGGTGAGGGCGAAAAGTCCAAAGCTGCGATGCTGGCTGAGAAAGTTGTCGGCAAGTTCTCAAACAAAAAAGATGAGAACGGCAAGATGGTTCAAGGTGATGTCTTTCGGGATGGCCTTGATGACGAAGAGCTGGACGAATTCCAGAACGTCATGCGTGAGCTGATGGCTGCACGTAAGGCCTACCGCGACACTGATGCAGCCAAGGCCGCTGCTAAGTCCGCTGAGAGCGAGAACGAGACTGTCGATGCATGTGTGGTTGAGATGATGGACGCACTGGGTATCGCATCATGAGCTACCGCAAGTTGAAGCGGCTTGAGAGACGCTGGGCGTTCTTGGAGGGTGTTGCTTCTGGCATCACCTTCGCCGCCCTGATGATGGGCATGGTGATATTCATGCTCGCATGGTGAGCTTTGTTGGACGGCCTTTCGGGGCCGTCACGCTAAGTTCAATTGAACTTTTTTGAAGAAGTGGAGGATAGAAATGAAAACATATACATACCACACCGACAACGGTCATGGCTGGTTGGAAGTGCCAGTTGTTGACTTTCAAAATGCTGGTCTGAAAATGTCTCAGGTCAGGGATTACAGCTACGCAACCGTGCAGGGAGACACTTATGAGCGCACCCTCTACCTCGAAGAGGATTGCCACATGTCCCTGTTCTTGGATGCTATCGCAGCTAAGGGTATCGAGTTCGACATCGTCGAAGAACATCACACTGGTGACGCTTACATTCGTGAGCTTGGGAGGGTTTCGTAATGGACGAAGAAGAGATGATCACAGAGCTTTCAGCTATGGCTGAATGGAATAACTTCGCAGCATCGCTGGTCATGCAGTACAGATCGAAGGGTGACCTATCGCAGAAGCAATGGGATGCTGCAGAACGTACTATCCTGAACGTCCAAGCAAAGGCTCTGTTCAGAAAAGAGATGTCACGCACCGTGGATGTGTCGCGGATCAAAGACCTGCTCGAAACAGCCAAGGTCAAGAAGCCTGTCTTTCGGGCGGCAGAGCTGGCCTTCTCTCTGGCACCCCTGCACGGCAAGAATGCTGGTGCCGTCTATGTCAAGCGTGGGCCAGACTATCAAGGCAAGATCATGGAGGGTCAGTTCATCCCTGTGAGTAGCTGCCAGAGCGACACAGCGGACGCTGTAGTGCGTGTTGCAGGTGATCCTAGAGGTCAGGCAGTGCAGCATGGTCGTGAGACCGGGCGTTGCTCATGTTGCGGCAGAGAGCTGACTGATCCTGTATCAATAGAGATGGGGATTGGCCCTGTCTGCGTAGCGAATTGGGGACTGTAATGGGTGAGCGCGATCCATTATTTTTTAGCCACGAACCCTATCCTATTTCTGACAAACGTGGAGTAAGTCAGCTCTTTGAAGGGAAAAAGGTTTGGTATGAAACCCATCAGGCTCGAAAGGTTGG